AATCAAGTATTTGCCTGCTCAAAGCACGGTGAATCAGATTCGTGCTTATCTAAAAGAACTCAAGATCAAAGAAAACTTCAAGCTTGATTTCTTGTGTGTTGATTATCTGGACTTGCTTATGCCAGCCTCTACCAAGATCAGCATGTCTGACTTCTTTACCAGAGACAAGCTGGTTTCAGAAGAATTGCGAAACTTGGCACACGAGCTAAATGTTATTTTTGTGACTTCTTCACAGCTAAATCGAAGTTCCGTTGAAGAGATTGAGTTTGATCACTCTCATATTGCTGGTGGCATAAGTAAGATTAATACGGCGGATAACGTATTCGGCATTTTTACAAACAGGGGAATGCGTGAAAAGGGCAGATATCAATTACAAGCAATGAAGACTCGTAGTTCTTCAGGTGTTGGTCAAAAGATTGAATTGTCTTACAATATGGAAACTCTACGAATTGGAAACTTGTCTGACGACGATGAGCCTATTCAAAGCCAAGGCACAAGTATTATGAATGCAATCAAAAACAGTCAAAGATCATCTGAAACCATTGACCAAGAAACAGGTGAAATCAAAACAGTAAAGGCAGAAGTGCAAAGTGCCAAACTAAAAGACTTGCTGCAAACAATTAGACGTGTCTGATATTTCATCACAATCACTATTGGCAAATATCCAAAGTTGGTGCCTTGGTAAATCCGGGGCACCAAAAGCCTGTCTTGGTAATGATGCATGGTGGATAAATCAAGACTTGCTGTGGTTGCACAAACAAATTCTTGATGCTACCAATTTCTTGCCACCAACAAGCTCTTATGCACAAAAGTTTTGGCATATCACAAATAAAATTAACCATGTGCCATTATGCAAGTATTGTGTCAGTGAAACCAATTGGCAAAAAAGCACCAGCAGGTATTCAGAATATTGCTCAAAGACGTGCGCTGCCCGTGCATCGTCGCCTCAAAGAGAAAAGACCAATTATGAGCGATACGGGCATGCAAATGCAGCCAAGTCTCTGTCAGTAAAAGAAAAGATAAAGCAAACAACCAATCAGCGATATGGTGTAGACAATTACGCAGAAACTGACGAATTCAAGCAGCAAATGGTTGCATGGGCACAAACACCCGCATTTGAACAAAGTCGTGAAAAAATAAAGCAAACAAATTTACAAAAGTATGGTGTAGAAAATCCATTCCAAAGTGCAGAAATCAGGGCCAAAGCAAATACCACACTGATTCTGAATCATGGGGTAGATTCTCCATTAAAGTCTGAACACATCAAAGAACGCATGATTGCAACCACGCAGCAAAAATACAATCGACGTTCTTTTAATCAGACTCATATCAGCACCGAATCTTTGGATAAAATTCATGACAGTTCTTGGGTAAAAAATGCACTGCTAACAAAATCACTAAGAACCATTTCTGAAGAATTGGGCATGAGCTATACTCATGTGTGTGCTATAATTCGAGATCATGGATTTGATATTTCAGCGTATTCTTCTTTTCAGCGAGAGATTCAGGAATATTTGCACTTACTGGGTGTCATTGATATTCAAACCAATACCAGAGAAGTTCTACCAGACAAAAAAGAACTTGACATCTTTGTGCCATCATCGAATATAGCAATCGAATGTAATGGCACATATTGGCACTCAGAAATCTGTGGAAAAAAAGACAAAAACTATCATCTAAATAAGACCACGCAATGTGAAACCTTGGGTATTCAGTTGATTCATATTTTTGAACACGATTGGTATGCTAAGCGAGCAATTGTTGAATCAAGGCTTTTATATTTGATGGGCTTGGTATCAAAAAAGATTTATGCCAGATCAACCACGGTCACTGAGCTATCAGCAAAGCAAGCAAATGAATTTTTTGATCAGAACCATATTCAAGGATTTGTGTCAGGCATGGTCTATTATGCGCTTTGCTATCAAGGCGAGATTGTGGCAGCAATGTCTTTTTCAAAAAGCAGATATACCAAGAAATACGAATACGAATTGCTCAGGTTTTGTAATTTGCTCAATACCACAGTGGTAGGTGGTGCTGGAAAGTTGTTCAAACATTTTGTTCAGCAACACCGACCAAACACAGTGATTTCATATGCAGATCGTTGCTGGTCAGTAGGAAAACTGTATCAGTCTTTGGGATTTGAGTTTTTGCACAACAGCGACCCAGCATATCAATACCTAGACCCAAGCAAAAATAAAGTATTCAATAGGCAGCAATTCCAAAAGCATAAATTACATTCAAAGATTGAAAACTTTGACCCATCTCTAACAGAGTGGGAAAACATGAAGCGCAATAATTATGATCGAATCTGGGACTCCGGCAATTCGGCATGGCTATACACAAATAATAATTAATTCAACGATTTCCATAAATAACACTATGCACAAAAAGACTAGATCACTTCTTGAGGAACTGGATTCAATGTGTCCTGACAAAGACCGCGACTTATTGGTTGAGAATAGGGCATTGAATGTTATTTCCAGTGCCATTAGGCTAATTGAACTAATTGAATCAAATTACTCAGCAGAGCAATCTGAAATTCTGGTTAGAAAATTATTTAATGCCATGAGGTCAAAGGAGCCTAGTCGATTCACAAAGTCGATAAGGAAATCAATTGCTGATCAGTCAGATACTTAGGGAACAAAGGCAAAGTCCTCTTTTCCACGGCACAAGTTTAAAAGCAGCCGAACAAATTTTAGCAAGTGATACCATACTCGCTGCTCAGCGAGTCAATACACCACTGGTGTCACCCAGCGCGTCCAACACCAGTGACAATGGTTATCCCGCAACTGTTTCACTATCACGCTCATTGCGGGTCTCAACAGCGTTTTCATCAAAAAAGATGAGCCAAGCAGATCGTTTGCGTGGCGTCAGTGCAGTTGTGTTTGAACTCGATGAAGCTCGTTTATATCGCGATCTTGGAAAAAGAATGCGTCCATACAGTGATGATGCAACAACATCACGCAGAGAATTCACCGAAGCAGAAGAAATAGTAATTGGTGATATAAAGAACATTGATAGATACATCACTAATATCTACATTTTTGCCACTGATGACATCATTGACAACATTGATATTCTATACTCAAAGTTTCCATTGCTTCTAACACATCCATATGCTACGGTTGTTGCGTATACACCAAATGTTGTGCAACTCAGTGTTATCAGATCACCCAAGCTGCATCCCAAAGAAGTTATTGCTCTTTGGAAGCAAAAACAGGTTGACGAGTCTATAGCAAAAACAATTGCCACTGGTGGTTTGATTGGCGCACTTGCGGCTGGTATTGGCGGAAACCTTACACAGTCACCCAAAGACGCACCATATCAAGACGATGACAAGACTTCGTTTATGCAATCCTTGCCGTCATTGAAGTCATTTCAAAAAGACAAGCTGGATGCACTAAAAACACAAAAAGCAGCAAACGAATTGGCTGCGCTAAAGCGGTTGCCACCAAATCCAGTCAGAGACAGTCTTGCTGTAACTGCATACAAAAATGGCATTCGTGGTGTTGAACTAGCACAGTTTTTGGCTCAAACACATCACGAGTCATTGGGATTTAAGCGTATGGAAGAAATGGGTTCTGTTTCTTCTTTTATGCGCAAATATGACAAAACAAAAAACCCAGCAAAAGCAAAGATTCTTGGTAACACAGATCGTGGCGATGGTGCAAAATATTTTGGCCGAGGTCACATTCAATTAACTGGAAAATACAATTACAAAATCGCAGGTGAAGCTCTTGGGCTTCCACTGGAAAACAAACCAGAACTAGCAGCCGATCCATCTATTGCAGAAAAGATTGCTGTTTGGTTTTGGAACACCAGAGTAAAAAGATCAGTCAGTGATTTTGATAATGTTCGTCTTGCAACTAAACCAATCAACCCTGCATTGAATGGACTCGAAGATCGAGAACAGTTGTTTGATTTTTATAAAAAAATACTTGGGATTAACAATAATGATTGATAACATGAAGAAATACATACAGCTTTTTGAAGCACGCATGCCAGATGTAAAGTATGAACAAAAGACCAAAGAAGTGATTGCATACCTGCAAAGTTATCGCAGCCAAACCTACACAAATCTTGCAAAAAAGGTAGAACGTTTGACTCAGTTGGAATTTGAAGTCAAAAAGCTCAAAGAAGAAGTAAAGGTTGAAGCCAGAGAAAATGTTGCTGAGATTTTTGATGCCAGCGATGCTATTCACACTCGTGTAGTGGAAACAGTTAGCTTTATTCTGACTCTTAGCAAAGACCCAGCCGTAACCGTTACACCAAAATACAAAGATATTCTTGAAGAACTAAGCAAGCATCTTACTCCAGAACTGATTGTGATCATGGAACAACTGAAAAAAGAACTGATTACTGAAACAAGAAAGCAGCCATCAATAACAGTAAAGCCAAGACTTTCTGAATCATATGGCGATGCCGACGCTTTTCTTGCACACGTAAATCGTTGGGCTAGTGGATTTGACCGCAAGCTAGACGCATTAAAGAAAATGGTGTAATATAGCAGGATGACAACTGAAAATGAAATATTATCTACGCTGCGTGATCGATTAAGCACACTAGCAGAATCAAGCCCATCAACAACTATCACTCAGCGGCAACGCGCCATGCATATTGAACATCTAGAAGATTTGCCTCTGGAGTTTGGTAGCAGAGGTATGCAGGCTGTTATTGATGTATTGAGTGCAATGCGTGCAGGCGCAGGTAATCTTTCAGTAAAGTTTGACGGAAAACCAGCTATTGTTGTTGGCAGAAACAACAACAGCGAATTTATCTTAACCGACAAAAGCGCTTTTGCATCCAAGTCTTATAATGGTTTAGCCACCACACCCCAAGAACTAGAAGGTATTATGCGCCGTCGCAGTGGTGAGCGTGACAACTTGGTAAACATGTATAACCGTATTTGGGAACCACTTTCACAGGTTGTTCCCAAAGACTTTCGTGGATATATTCAAGGTGACTTGCTTTGGTCAGAAAAGCCAAAACTCGTAGATGAAAAATGGGTTTTTAAACCAAATACCGTAGATTACTCGGTAGATGCCAAATCTGAAATGGGAAAGCTTATTGCCCAATCTCAGGTCGGTGTAGTTTTTCACACCATAATTGACCAAACTGGTGCTACCACGCCACTAACTGATCAGCCATTTCACAGCACTGCCTCAGTGGTAGTTATGCATTCTGGATTTGATAACACACCAAAATTAAATATTAACCAATCAGATATTGATTAATTAAACAAATTTATCAATCAGTGGCAAGGCGCAATAGACAAACTACTTTCACCAGAAATTTTACGTGAATTAAAAATTGTTGATTTTCC